TTACAGTTTGTAATGAATTTACAGAAATTCAACATTTATTAGGTTTTCTACTTAATGTTAAACGTGAAGAAGATGAAATTGTTATTTTATATGATGAAGCTAATGGTGACTCTTCAATAGAAGAATATTTAAGAGCTAATTCAATTAATAAAGGATTTGTTTGGCATAAAGCTAAATTTGACAGACATTTTGCAAATTGGAAAAATAAATTAAACAGTTTGTGTAGTGGAGATTATATTTTTAACATAGATGCTGATGAAATTCCACACTCACACTTAATTGAAAATCTACCATTTATTTTAGAAAATAATAAATCAGACATTCTTTTAGTCCCAAGAGTAAACACAGTTGAAGGAATTACTGACCAACATGTTAAAATATGGGGTTGGAAGAAAAATGAAAAAGGATGGTTACAATGGCCAGATCATCAGTGGAGAATTTATAAAAATACTCCTGAAATTAAATGGATAAACAAACTACATGAAGTTTTAGATGGATATAAAAGTTATGCTTATTTGCCTGAGTTAGAAGAATATGCTTTATATCATCCAAAAAGCATTCAAAAACAAGAAAAACAAAATGGCTATTATGCAACTTTATAAAATAACAAAACATTTCTATCCTGATAGAATATTGGATATAGGAGCTAATATAGGACAATTCCATATATTGGCTAAAAATGAATTTCCATCAAGCTTTATTTTTTCAATTGAAGCTAGTAAAGAATGTGAAGTATTGTTAAAAACAATAACTGACAATTATTATATAGGAATGTTAGCAAAAGATAACTCTGAATATAAATTTTACAAAACAAAAGAAAATCCAACAAGTACAGGAAATTCATTTTATAGAGAACTTACTCAATTTTATTCAGATGATAAATTAGATATTGTAAATGAAAAAGGAATCATGTTAGATGATTTATTTGAACAAGAATCTGAGTTTGATTTAATTAAAATAGATACACAAGGTTCTGAATTAGATATTATTACTGGTGGTATTAATTTATGTAGTAAAGCTAAAGGAATATTATTGGAAGTATCATTAAATGAATATAATGAAAATTCTCCTTTATATGATGAAGTAATAACGTACATGGAAAAAATAGGATTTAAATCTAAAGAAATATTAGACGAACAACATAATCATGGATCACATCAACAAGATATACTTTTTATAAATGAAAAATTTAATAATAGGAGCAATTAGTGGAAATTATTTTCCACAAGATTTAAAAAACTGGATAGAAACCTCAAATTGGAACGACTGTGAACGAGTTTTATTACTCTATAATCCATCCAATAATGGAATAGAAGAATACCTAAAAGATCATAATATAAATGTTGTATATCCTAATTTTGATTTTTGGGGTAATGAAAAAAGCCAATTTAATTTTGACACAGGAATTTGTGACTTTGCTACTTCATATGATTTAATCCATAATATTAGATTCTTTCATATATGGAATTATTTACAAAATAACATATACAATAAAGTATTAATTACAGATGTACGTGATGTTTATTTTAACAGTAATCCATTTTCACATTTAGATTCTAATTTTTTAGTTGCTACAAGTGAAGAAATTATATATGAAAACGAAGAATGGAATAAAAATCATATACATTATAATTTAGGTATAGCAGGATTAGAAAAACTCTCAGACAAACCAGTATATAACGTAGGTGTATTTGGAGGAGGACATGAATTAGTAAAAGAAATGTGTATCGATATATACTTAATGTCAGTAGGAAAATATAAAGTAGCAGATCAAACATCATATAATTATTTGATTCAAACTAAATATAAAGATAAAACAATTTTTACAGATCTGAAAGATAAATTAGCAGTTCATTTACATGTTATAAATGCCGGTTTAATTGAATTTGATATAAATAATATAAACGAATATAAAATCATCCATCAATATGATCGAATCCCAGGATATAAAATATAGTATTATAATTTCTTATAGAGATAGAGAAGAACATTTATCTATTTTATTACCACAATTAAAAGATATTTTTCTTAATAAATCTTATGAAATAATAATCGCAGAACAAGATAATAATGAAAAATTTCAAAAAAATTCACTATATAATATAGCCGCTCAAAAAGCAACAGGAGATATTTTTATTTTTCATGATGTAGATTATTATCCAAGTGATAATGTTTCATATTATACTACACCAGATATTCCTTTATACCCTGTAAGAAATTTAATTTTTCTAAATCAAGAAGGATCTCAAAGAGATTTTGATGATATTCCTGAAGGTTATAGAAACTTTCATCAAAATGTAGGAGATCATTCAGGTGGGGTATTTGTATTACATCGAGAATTATTTTACGAGATGAATGGATTAAATCCATATTATAAAGGATGGGGTAAAGAAGATGACGATACTAGAGATAGATTAAGATTATTAGGATACAATTGGAAAAGAAATGAAGAAGGTTTATTTTATGGATTATATCACATTCATAACTACCCTGAGCATGGTGATACTGATTTTATTAATAATCATATTCTTCTATCTCAATTAAAAAACAATTTACATTTAGGTTATAAAAATGTAAGTGCTGATTTAAAAGAGTTTAAAACAGATGATAATATTAAATGGTTAAAAATTAAAAACTTTAAATATGAATAAATTAGAAACATTATTTAACAAATACAAATCCGATAAAGGAACAGAAATAGGTCCTAAACATTCATATGCTGGTTTCTATGAAAAATACTTGGAACCAATTAAAGATGATAAACTATTAATTCTAGAAATAGGATTATGTGATGGTAAATCACTTAAAACATGGTATGAATATTTACCTAATAGTATTATCATTGGATTAGATATTGATGATAAACTAGAACATAATAATGATAGAGTTTTTACTTTTAAATTAGATCAATCTAAATCTGATCAGTTAGAAAGTTTTGTTAAAGAATGTAAAGATAAAGGATATGAATTTGATATGATATTAGATGATGGAAGTCACCACATGTTAGATCAGCAAATTACCTTAGGATATTTATTTCCACTTTTAAAATCTGGTGGATTATTCTTTATAGAAGATTTACATACTTCTTTAGCGGATAATGATTTTCCTCTTTATGGAAAAGCACTAGATATACAAGAAAATAGAAAAAATACAACTTTATACTATCTAATGGAATCATTTAATAGTTTATATCTTACCCAAAATCAAAACTACTATCTACAACAAAATATTGATTATATTGAAATTCACAATAAATTTAATAAATATCAAGAACCTCAATTCAAATATAGAAGTATTACTTCATTGATAAAGAAAAAATGATTAAGTTAATTATATTTGATTTAGATGGAGTTTTGGTTGAAGCCAAAAATATTCATTTTGATGCTTTAAATGAAGCTTTAGGACCTAAATATTCTATAGAATGGAATGAACATTTAAGTAAATATGATGGGTTAAAAACAAATCAAAAACTTGAAATGTTAACTAAAGAAAAAGGATTACCAACAGAATTATATAAACAAGTTTGGGATGAAAAACAACGTTTAACATTAAAAAAGTTAAGTGATTTACTCCCTTCAACTCAATTACAAGTTTGTATTAATTTATTAGTTAATAATGGATATAAAATAGCTTGCTGTAGTAATAGTATTCGTAAAACAGTAATAACAGTGTTATCTAAATTAGGTATCATTGAACATTTTGATTTAATTTTATCTAATGAGGATGTTAAAAATAGTAAACCACACCCAGAAATATATTGGAAGGCTATTTCAATGATGGGTTATTTACCTGAAGAAACATTAATAATTGAAGATTCTCCATTTGGATTATTAGCAGCAAGTAGATCAAAATCTCATGTAATGAGAGTTGGATCCCCTAAAGATGTCACGTATAATAATATTTATAAACACTTAAACAATCAAATAAGTATGATTCCTAAATGGAAAAATGAAAAATTAAATGTACTAATTCCTATGGCGGGAGCAGGAAGTAGATTTGAGAATGCTGGATATGCATTTCCAAAACCTTTAATTGAAGTCAATGGTAAACCAATGATTCAAGTTGTAATTGAAAATCTAAACATAGACGCTAATTACATTTATGTAGTTCAAAAATCACATCGTGAAAAATATAATTTAGACGCTTTACTCAACTTACTAACTCCAGGATGTAAAATTGTTGAATCAGATGGATTAACTAAAGGAGCAGCATGTACAGCATTATTAGCTAAAGATTATATTAATAATGACAATCCTTTATTCTTTGCAAATTCTGATCAGTTTATAGAATGGGATTCAAATGAATTTATGTATAAGATGCAAGAAACAGATGCTGATGGAGGAATTGTTTCTTTTACAGCTACACACCCAAAATGGTCATTTGCTAAAGTAGACGAAAATGGTTTAGTAACTGAAGTAGCAGAAAAAAATCCTATATCTGACATTGCAACTGTAGGTTATTATTATTGGAAACATGGTTCTGATTTTGTTAAATATGCAGAACAAATGATTAAAAAAGACATTCATGTAAATAATGAATTTTATGTTTGCCCTGTATTTAATCAAGCTATTGAAGATAGAAAGAAAATTAGAACATTTAATGTTGCTAAAATGTGGGGACTAGGAACTCCAGAAGACTTAAACTTTTACTTATTAAACTATAAATCATGATAAATATAAACAATTTAGAAACTTCCCAAACATCACAAGCTATTTTTGATAATTTTAACTCTTTTATATTAAGTGAAGATAGACGAGTTTTTAATAAATTAGTAGCAAGAACATTAATTTATAATCAGGTAAAAAACATTCCAGGAGATATTGTTGAATGTGGAATATTTAAAGGAACAGGATTATATACTTTCTTAAAATTAAAAAATGTTTTTAATCCTAACAGTTCAAAAAAAGTAATTGGTTTTGATTTCTTTGATACAGATAGTTTAATATCTTCAATAGAAGAAGGAATCGATAAAGAAGCAATGGGAGCATTATTTGAAGGTAGAAATTTTAAACATGATGAGTCATCAGTAGATGTATTATATAATCAACTTATATCACATGGTTTTCAAAAATCTGAATTTGAATTGATTCAAGGAGACATATCAATAACTAGTAAACATTTTTCTGAAAACAATCCTGGATTTAAAATATCTTTATTGTATATGGATTTAGATTTAGAACAACCAACATATGATACTTTAAATAATTTATGGGACAATGTAACAAAAGGAGGTATTATTGTATTTGATGAGTATGGTTATCATAAATGGAGTGAATCTCGAGGAGTTGATAAATTCATAGAGGAGAAAAACTTACAAATAAGATCATTAGATTATTCATGTCCCACAGCTTATATAGTAAAGTAAATGAGAGTAGCATTATGTTTATCAGGACAAGCTAGATTTTTAGAAACATGTTACTATGAATCTATGAAATCCAATATAATAGATGATTTAAACCCTGATGTGTTTATCCATACTTGGGATATATCAAACATGGTAGATCAACATTTTATAAATGGAAATGGATGGGTAATGGGAGATAAAATATCACATGATTTAATGGAGACTATGGTTAGTTTATATAAACCAAAAAAACATGTTATTGAGCCTCAAAAATATTTTGAACAAAATAAATGGAGTAATAGGTTAATGCCTAGTATTAAAAGTGATCACATGTATAGTATGTTTTATTCAATTAATGAATCTAATAAACTTAAAAAACAATATGAAGAAGAAAATAACTTTATATATGATTGGGTTATTCGAATTAGATTTGACATGGCTATTCCTAGCGGACCTCTAAATTTAAGTAGTCTAACTAATGATCATTTATGGGTAGCCACAGGATGTTTTGATAACAGAGGTGGTTATTTAGATTCATTAGGTTATTCAAGCTCTCAAATAATGGATATCTACTCAGATACATTTAATCATGTAGATGAAATTGCTGATGAAAATCCAACTATGGGAATATGTGGAGAATATATTTTACGAAAACATATAGATAAAAATAATATTCCAGTAATGGAAAACGGAACTCATAAAGCATATAGATGATATTAATAGCTCATAGAGGTAATATTAATGGTAGATTTGAATCATTAGAAAATGAACCAACATATATTGATTTAGCTATTGAAAAAGGTTATGATGTAGAAATTGATATATGGTATAAAGATAATACCATATGGTTAGGACATGATGAACCTATTTATCCAATTGATATTTTTTGGTTGTTTAAAAGAAAATCAAAATTATGGATTCATTGTAAAAATGTTGAAGCAATTGTATTTTTACAAGAATGTAAATGTAAATTTAATTATTTTTGGCATCAAGAAGATACATTAACTTTAACTAGTCAAAATTATATTTGGGCTTACCCTGGTAAACAACCAATTAAAAATAGTATAGCTGTAATGCCTGAATTAAATAATGATGATATATCTAAATGTTTAGGAATTTGTAGTGATTATATAGAAAAATACAAAAATGAAAATAATTTATAGAATCTCAGACACTGGATACAACAAAGTAAAGCCAGACTACATTACAAACGAATCTTGCTTAAAAAACTTCTGCAGTGTATTTTTTGAAAACATTTGGGACATTCATGTTATAGCAGACAACGTCTGTCAACAAACAAGAGACATGATTTGTAAGTACATAGACAAATCTCAAATCACTTATGCTTCAGTAGGACATGGAGCAGGAACATTCAACTTAGCTTTAGACATGGCTTTGAAAGGAAAAGACGATGAAATAGTTTATTTTGTAGAAAACGATTACATTCATCTACCTAACTCAGCTCAAATAATAGAAGAAGGATTTAACTTAGGAGCACCATATGTAACTTTATATCTTCATCCAGATAAATTTATTCCTCCATTCCAAGGAGGAAACCCAGAAGTAGATCAAGATGGAGGATACACAACTAAAATATTTAGAGGCGAAACTCAATTATTTGGAATGTTCAACAGCACAACTATGACTTTCGCTGCTAAAGTAAAAACATTAAAAGAAGACGAAGCAACATTAAGAAAATGGACAAATGGAAAGCACCCAGATGACTTTAAAATGTTTCTTGAGTTGAGAGACAATGGAAAAGCATTGTTGTGTCCTTTAAACACATTTAGTACTCATGGAGAGTCAATGTGGCTTGCTCCTTTATATAAAGTAAAACAAGAAAATTTAGTTGAAGAATGGAAAAAACACCTCTAATATCAGTAATCATCCCCACCTACAAAAGTCCAGACACCTTAGACTTATGTCTTAAATCAGCAATTGAAGGACAAGTCAGTGAAAATCAAATTATAGTTGTTGTAGATGGTTTTTACGATGTCAACAAAGAAGTGTTGGAAAAATACGTTAAATCAATTGATATATTAACTTTAGAAGAAAATGTAGGCCTTTGTCGAGGCACTAATTTAGGCGTTTATAATGCGTCTAATGAGTTGATTTTAATAGTAAATGATGACAATGTATTTCCACAAAACTGGGACTTGTCTTTATTAGAATCTTATCAACCAAACTCAGTTGTATCTCCAAACCAAATAGAACCCACACCAAGTATGTTTTCTCAATTTGTAATTGAGGATTTAGGAAGAGATCCTAAAATATTTGATTTAGAGAAATTTTGGATGTTTGATTACCATGTTGCCTCAGGTAATAAAGTAGATGAAACAGGATCTACATTACCTATCTTTATGTCTAAAATAGACTATTTAAGAGTAGGTGGTTGGGACGAAAACTATCAAGATGGAATGGTAGCAGATTGGGACTTTTTTCTCAAATGTAGATCATCTGGGATGAAAATGCTTAGAACATACGAATGTCACTTTTATCACTTTGCTTCTATATCTGTAAACGGAGAAAAAAGAGCACAAGCCGAGATGAATGGTCACGAATATGCTAAGTACAAGTGGGGATGTTACATAAAACACAACCCAATAAATAATTTAAAGTTTCTATAAAAAACTTGGCTTTTAAAATATTTATTCATATATTTAAAAAAATAAAGATTATGCTAAAATATAATAGTTACTTTTACTACTCTATAAATGATGTAAAATGTGAATGTATTGACAAAGTATTAGCTTATAATTATGAAGGCGCTTTACATTACTTTTTAAAAAGAAAAAAATTAGATGAACTTGAATTTTTACACTTATATAAAATAGTAAAAGATGAAAATGAATTTAAATAATTTTGGTAAAAATTTAAAATTTAAAAAACGAACCAAAAAAGTAAAAATAATTTCTGAAAGAGAAGTATTTATTCAAACATTAGAAATATTAGAAGCATGTTGGAATAAATCTATGAGAGCATATGATTTGTTTAAAATAAATTTACTAGAATATGAAGAAGATTACTATCAAATAATTGAAAATCTAATTTTGGTAAAATATGGAAACTTTAAAACAGAATTAATAATGTGGTATATTTTCAACAGAATAGACATTGATGGCAACATAAACCCACTGTTGTTTCAAGATGAAGAAGAAGAAATAATACTATCAAATCCAACAGAATTATGGGAATTTTTAATTAAACTAGACAAAAACAATGAGTAAATTATGTATCATTTGTAACAAGCAAATTCATCCAAAACGATTAGAAATTTTGCCAAACTCTACAAAATGTGTAGAATGTTCAACTGTGAATAAAAAAGCAGGCATTACTATTGTTAGAGGAGAAGGTGATCACACATATAATGAAACTATCATTATGGAACATGATGAGTATGTTAAATATCGTAAAATGGAAGAGAAAATATACGGTAAAAGAAAAGACGACATAACTCACCCAGATCAAACTAATGAAGAACCAACAGTAAAATAACATGCGTAAAAGAAAAGACTTAATAAAAGAACAAATATTATTGGCAATGCGCCACACCAAGTCTAATAAAGCAGCAGCAAGATATCTTAATTGTTCATACATTCATTATAAAGGATGGGCTAAACAGTATCATGAATTTGAAGGTGGAAGAACACTATGGGACATTCACTTAAACCAATGTGGCAAGGGCATTCCAAAGTTTTTAACTGGAGCAAACGCATTTAAAAGTAAGTGGAATGTTATGGACGTAGTTGAAGGTAGGCTGTCGCCTAAACACTTTAGACCTGAAGCCATTAAAAAGAAAATGATTGACGAAGGTGTGTTGAAGGAAGAATGTTCAATGTGTTCTTTTCATGAAAGACGTTTGAACGACTATAAAATTCCTCTTATCCTTAACTTTAAAGACAATGATCCAAATCATTATAATCTAGGCAACATTAGATTTTTATGTTACAACTGTTACTTTCTTTCACAAGGAGATATTTTTAATAAACAGGATATTATCAAACTCGAAACACATATGCCTGTCTCTGGAATAAGTGATGCTATAGAATGGCAGTTAGATGAATATCAACTAAAACAACTAGAAAAATTAGGACTATACCAGCCTCCAAAAGCAGAAGATGATGGTTCTGATCTTATTTCAAGATTGTAGAATTTTGTTATTTTTTCAACATTGGGTAATATTTATAATAAAATGATAGGAATTTATAAAATTACAAACCCAAACGGTAAAATATATGTTGGGCAAAGTGTTAATATTAAAGACAGAAAATCACAATATAAATATTTAAGTGAATATAGCTTAGGAAAGAAAATTTTTAATTCTATTAAAAAACACGGGTGGGGAAATCATATTCATGAAATCATAGAAGAATGTTCTTATGAACAATTAGATGAAAGAGAAATATATTGGGGTTTATTTTATGATGTATTAAATCCTAAAACAGGTCTTAATTTAAAACTAGGTAATAGTAGAGGAATATGTAGTGAAGAAACTAAACGTTTAATGAGTAAATCTGCTAAAAACATAATGACTGAGAAACATAGAAAAAAATTAAGTATAGCTAAATTAGGAAAATCTAGAACTGAAGAAGCTAAACAAACACTTAGGGTACCTAAAAAATCTAAAGAAAATTATAAAAATGTAGGTAAATGGGTTAAATCTTCAACTTGTGTTTTACAATACGATTTAAAAGAAAATTTTATTAAAGAATGGTCAAATATTAAAGAAGCTGAAATGTTTTATCATCCAAAGAATATTTCAAAAAATAACATAAGCAATTGCTGCTCAGGTAGACAAAAAACAGCTTATAAATATATTTGGAAATATAGACTCTAATATTTATAAGAGATGAAATATACAGATCTAAGACAACTTATTAAAGAAGAAATTTCAAAATACTTTGAAACACACATATATTCATTAGAAGATGAACTCATATTAGAAAATGAAATTTGGATTGGTGAATTGCTAAACCCAGATGATGCTTATCCATATGAAGGATCAAAAGGATACTACACATATAAAGATGAAAGTGGAGATATATTTTTTGTAAGATTATATTATATTCCTGACGTAGGAATGGAATTTAAAACAGGATGGATAAATGATAAAGGAGCAGCTCAATATGAACCATCTGTTCCACCACATTCAAAAAACTCAAGTGCTATGTATGTTAACAAACGCTCAGACACAGTGGCTAAGATTTATAGAGATGAGATATTGCCTTTTTTTAAAAAACAAGAATTAACTAATACAATGTTAATAAGACCAATTTCAACAAGTAGAATGAAATTCGCTGAACGTTTAGTAAAAAAGTTTACACCTACTGACATATTTAATATAGAATATGGTTCACCATTAATTATAACTAAAGTAAATGGCTAAAAGTAAAAAACATAGTAAATTAGTTAAAGACTATGATCGTCAAAAGTCAGAACACCTAGACAAACTAGCCACTCAAATGTTGAAAAACGACGACAAAAATCAACGATTAAAAGAAAAAAAAATAAGTAATAACTTTTTAAAATTATTTTAATTATGAAGCCAAAAGAATTTATCTTTGACAATCTTGAAGAATTTCAAACGTTAGTAGACAATAAACATTTTAGCATATCACATGCTGTAGTTACTTCCATTTTAAACAACTTAAAAACGCGTAAAAAAAATGTTCATGTGCTTTCGGTAAAATGCATTTATGAAAATACAATATTTGACATAACGTTAGAAAAGCGTCATTTTATTGACACTTTGCAAAATAATTTAAAGCATTTTGAAGAACATGAATTATATGAAGAATGTGCTAAAATCAATAAAAGTATTGAATATTTAAGTAAAATTAAATAACCACATATGTATAATAAAAAATGGCAAAAGAACAATCATCTAAACTTTTAAACAAACCAAAAGTAAAGAGACCTGGTGTTCACAGTAAAAAGAAAACCAGCCAATTAAAGTCAAGTAAAAATTATAAAAAACTATACAACGCCCAAGGAAAATGAAACAATCACAGTTAAGACAACTAATCAGAGAAGAGATTGGAAAAGTAATCAATGAAGAAACACTTTCACAAAGTATCACAGGATATGGTAAAGAAGTTAAAACAGCTTTAGAAGCTTTAGAAAAATACTTATTAGACAAAAAATTAAACATTAATGAATTAACCGATCTTATTAGTGACATTGTAATGGCAAGTCATGAACGTGGTATGGAAGATTCTCAAAAAGATAACTAAACAATATGAAACAATCAGAATTAAGACAACTAATCAGAGAAGAAATTCAAAATACATTAGTTAAAGAAGTTAAAGCTCCATCATTTAAAGCTAAGCATAAAGATAACAACTTGGTAGCTGCTATTTACTTTTCTTGGAATAAAGCAGAAAGCAATAATGCTTCTTTATGGGCTAAGGTGATTGCAATATTAGAACAAGCGGATTGTATATTAGTTAATTATGTAGTAGCTGATAGCGTTTGTGAATTTGAATTTAAACCTAATTCGCCTGCTATAGACCAAGATTTGTTAGATGAAGCCAAAAATAATGTTGAGTTAGCCCTTGAATCATTATCAAGCCAATTTACGGGATATGACGTGTATATCGCAGGTAATTAAAATAATCAAACAACTAAAATAATGAAAAACTCAGAATTAAGACAACTAATCCGTGAAGAAGTTAGAAAAGTGGTAAAAGGGGTTAATGAATACGTACCATACCACTTTGATGATCAAAGAGGTAAAGAGTTGCGTTTAAAATATGACAAAGCTTTTGAAAATCCAGCTTGGAAACATGTTGATGGTAACTACGTAAAAACAATTAAATTAAATACCCTACTAAAAATCACAGGCTTATCATTAAAAGAATTACAAGAGCTTGATAGCTATGGCGACGAATCTTGGAAGTTAAACATTGATGAGAAGACTAACACTGTAACTGAGTTTAATGACTAATAAAAACAACTAAACAAAAATGAAAACAACAGAATTTAGAAAACTAATCCGTGAAGAGATTAGAAAAGTAGTTAATGAAGATTATCGTGACGCTGATGCAGAAATTGATATTAATAAATTAAAAAAAATATTAAACCAAGCTTCTAAAGTTACTAGTGATAGCGGTGAAAAACTTCTTAATGGAAATATTAATGAATTTCTTAAATTTATACAATTAGCAATTACGTCACTTGAAAACAAAGATGCAGATTGGGGCGATGAAGTAACTGGCACGCCATTATTATACATGCTACTAAGCAGCAGATATAAGGGTAAAGATAAAGATAAATGGGAAGACTTCAATGAAGTTATGGAAAAATTCTCTGAAACATCTTATGACAGCGAACATGGTACTAATCCTGAAAAAATTATAAATGAGCTACAAAAAGCA